CACCGCTTTGGCCAGCGGGGCGAGCGGCTTTTTCCGGCGGGCGCGTTTGCGCTGGATCATCGACAGCGGGGCAAACTCCAAGCCGCCCGGCGCGCCGCTGCGGATCTGCCGGGCCAGGGTTTTTCTGAGCCGGTAGCCCTCAACCTTGATGGCGGTCTCAAGCGCTTTTTCCTGGCGCCGGCTCTCGGCCGAAAGCCTGCGCTTTAAATCCGTGGCGCCGCGAAGCACAGGGGAAAACTTGATCATTTAGACCCGCCCGTCTCTTTTTCCTTGGCGCGCGCGAGCTCGAATCGCTCCAGCGCCTGGATTTTCTTCAATATCGGCAAGGTGACCGGAACACCGATCACGCCCGAGACAAACTCGAGCGCCCGGTAATCCAGGCCGAGCAGACCAAACCCGGATGAGCGCCACTGCGTCAGCACATGCTGCCACAACTGCCAGGCCTCCTCGTTTTCCGGCCAGATTTCCGGGGCATTGTGGGCTCCGTTCTCGCATTCGCTGCATGGCGCCGGGACCTCTCGTTGCTTATACGTTTTCAGGCACCCCTGGCAGTATTGGTTGCGCTCCCGGTCCGAGCGCCACTGCCAGGCGTCCTTTAGTTTTTTTCCGCGGCCGGATCCCCGTATGTCGCCGCCAGTACGGCCTTAAACACGTCGTAGCTGGCCCGGTTGACCTGATCGTCCAGAAACTCGATGTCGGACGGGTCCAAAACCGTGTCAAACAGACGGTCCATGGCCTCGTCAACGTCCTCGGTGTCAAGCCGGCCCAGGTCAAACCCCTCTTTTTTAAGGGCCTTAACTTCTTTTCGCTTGAGGCCGCGATAGGCAATCTCGCGGCCGTTTATCTCAATGCTCTCAGCCATTGCTGTCTCCCGTTTTTCATGCCCGGGCCGCCCCGGGCGCTTTTTCGGTTTTAAAAAAAATCGGATTAAAAAATCCGGTATTTGCCTGCCGGCTTACCCGCCGTACACACTTGCGGCCTGGGCGTTGACCAGGGTGGCCTTTACCGCGCTGGCATCCCCGTGGTCGTCATAATAGGCCTGGAAGGGCAGCGTTATCAAAATTCCCTGCGGCCCCTCGATGCCGGGCGTGTTGCGCGCGTACTGCAGCTCCGCAAAGGCGATGGCAAGCGAGTAATCCCCGTCAGTCATGGTGATGGTCAGACTGGACTCGGTGGAATTGATGGCCTTGTTTAACAGCGTGTCATTTTGGAAAAGCGCCGTCAGGTTGCCGGAGACCGCGAGCATTCCCTCCGGAATGTCACCCAGGGTGCCCGAGCCCCCGATCACGTACTTGTCCGTATCCAGGCCGAAATCCACGGTAAAATCAAGCTGCGTGGCAATCGTCAAAGGCGAGCCCCCCTCGGTGATGGCAGCCTGGAAGTTCTGGAGCCGGTCCAGCGAGACCGAGCTGGCGCTGCCGTCATAGGCCGAATCGCTCAGTGTCTCCTTTGACCCGGCAATGGACAGGTCCGCCACCAGCTCCCCGTCGCCGCCGATGGTCATGTTCCACGAGCTGACCTTGCACCCATTGTACTTGGCGTGCTTGATGGTCTCACTGGTGTCCGCGAACTTTTTCTCCAGCACCAGCGAGGGCTGGGTGTTTCCCAGGCTAAAAACGTGGGTGTAGGGGTCCGTCCCGGTAGTTGCCGGCACGCCTAACATGGCGCGCAGCCAGTGGCCGGTGGCGATCGAGTCCACCGGAAACTGGATGGGTCCGGAGACGGTGATGTTGCCGTCAAACGGGGCGGCCGGGTTCCTGTTGCCGCGAAGCGTTTGCGGCGCGTTCTTTGCGCGCTCGGAGCGCACGTTCATGGTATTTACGGGCATGACCAGGCCCGCGGTCGGGTCCGGGTCCGTGTTAAACAAGCCCTCGAAATCCAGTACGCACTCACTCAAATACCCTCTTGCAGTGCCCATGGCTTAAACTCCTTATAATAAATTCGGTTGCTCTCTCTTATTCTGCGGCAAACGGGCTGCCGGAGCCGATGGTGTAGGGCGTTTCAACCGCCACCGCGCACGCGCACATGATAAACGGGTAATAGGCGATCGGCTCGTATTCCACCTCCACCCGGCTGATCCGGGAGGTATCCGTTGCCGATACGACCCCGTGGATGGCGGACAAAACCTTCTGGCGCATGGTCTCGATGTTCTGCACGCCCGCATACTCGGTGATATTGGATATACCGGCATGCGTGCGGGCCGACTCATCGTAGAGCATGGCCACAAACTCCAGGCCGTCATCATAGAGCGAGCCCCCGTAGGATTTGCGCGCGGGATAAATGGCAACCGCCGGGCAGTCGTCCTCCTGCGGCGGCTCCCGCTCGTCAAAATTGCCGTAAACAGATACCGCCTGGTCGTAATTGGCCCTGCACCAGGTGTCCAGGTCCGAATCCTGGGCCACGGCCTCCAGGCAGTCGTTTAACAGCGTGTTCATCTCCAACGGACAGACCTCCTATGCCCCAAAATTGACGCGCACGTTCTTCTCAATCTTCATCCGCCACTGCCAGGCGTCCGCGTGCGTCACCAGCGCCACCCGCCACTGCTCGCCGGACACCATGAGCGTGTCCTTGTAAGCCGGCTCGGGCCAGACGGATTTTAAAACCTTGGCCCAGGCCATGTCGCGGCTCACCTCCCCGCCTTCCGGGTCCTGGTCCGGATACACCATCCGGACCAGGAAATCGCCTGAGACCGCCACGGTGGAGGCCGTCTCCACATTGGGCAGATCCGCGTCGTAGAAACGCGCCACATCGGTCTGGCGCTGGGCGGATAAGGTCGGGACGCTCATTTATCGCTCGCTCTCCTTGCCTGGGCCGTGATATTAGGCCGTGATATTGCCCATCAGATACGCAGCACCCGTGAACACGAACGCCTCGTCCACATACTGGCGCACCCGGTAAATGTCGCTCCGGATGTCCTCTTCCCGGTACGTCTCGGTCACCAGGATCTCCGGGGAATCCTCCAGCCACAAAAAGGAGCGGCCCAGGGTGGGCTCCTTCAGGTTCATGGGATTGATGGGCCGCTTAAACAGCAGCACGTACTCGTCATCCCAGATATCGGAGATGGATTTGGACTTGCCCTTTTTTGCCGAATCATAAATGGCGTTTCCGACAAAGATCTCCTCCAGGTCCAGGTACTGGGCCACCAGCTGCCGCTGCACCTCAAAATTGGCCAGAAGGTGCGGGTTGGTGTACTGCAGGTAATCCTTGATCTCTTTGGTGATCATCAGGTTGTCAAACACCTTCTTGCTCATGGCCGCAGCGTCCGGGTCAATCCCGGTGGCAGTCCGCAGCGTGTTTTTGGCGTCCTTGACATCCGCCTTGGGCGTGCAGGTGGCAGCGGTTGACCACTCGGTGGACACGTTGCCGGTGTTGGTGATGTTGCCCGTGGACTGGACCGCATCGGCCACTCGTTTTTCCCGGTGGCGCAACACAACGTCCGTGGCCCGCAGCGTTGCCACCTCCTCGGCGTCGAAAAACCGCTTGTAGAGTTTCCGCTCGCTGTCATCCAGGGGCTCCTCCCAGCCGTACTCCTCGCAGGAATACGTGCCGGTCTCGAACTCATAGTCCCCGCGCTGGTAATTGCCGCGCGGCGCCCGCTTGATTGAGGGCGGCATTTTCAGGATGGATTCTATCGGAATCTTGGGGTAATCCGCGCTCTGCTCGGCCACCTCAAAAATCGGCAGCACCGCATCCGCGATAAACCCCCGCTGCGAAGCCTCGTATGCGTACTCATACGCAATCGCCCCCAGGTCGTCGCGCTGAATGGCTGTTGAATTGGTTGGTCTCGGCATTTTCATGTCTCCTTGAAAAAAGTTCAGGGTTCAAGGCTCAGGGTTCAAAAACCCGGGGCCTTGGGCTCGATATTCTTGTTAGCTGGTCAGCGTCGCTCTCTGATATTCAATCCAGGCTGAAGAGATGATCAGCGCGTCATTGGCATGCGCCCCGGGCGTAAGCTCAATTGTCAGGGTCTGGGCGCCTGCCGGAATGTCCGCGGCCGCGATGGTGATCTCCTTTTCCGCATACGCCGTGCCTGAGACATCCACCGAGTCCTCCACCTTGGTGTCCCCCTCGTTGAAATAGGAGTCCGCATTCAGGGTGATGGTGTCATCCGTGCCGCCGGCGGCCGCGCGCAGGTGCAGCACCAAATCGGATCCCGCATCCAGGTCCGGCGGCAGCGGGATCTGGGTGATGATCGGGTCCACCTCCGTGGCCACCCAGGTGATCAAAAGCCCCGAGTCCGTGTCCCCGTTTGCCATGTCCAGGGTCGGCGCGGTGCTGGGGCCAAGGGCCGCCACGGTGTTGGTGCCGTCTCCCTCAAACCAGGTGGTCAGCGGTGCGGGCAGAAACGCCTGGGCGGTCAGCAGGTGCTGGTATATCTCCTGCAGGGCGGCCTCAACGGTTGATGTCGCGGTAAACGCGCCCGAGTCCGCGATGGTGGTGCCGGCAGCGGTGGTGGCCTTTTTCTCGTAGGCAAACACCTCGATATGGGCGTTGTCCGTGCCCGTCTCAAGGGCA